ACTATCTCGCCATTCTTAATAGTCGAACTCTCAACCTTTTCAAAGATAAAGGTACTGCCTACAAAGTTGTAATAGTCTGTGCCTACTCGAGTGTCGAGAGGGCTTTTCCTATTGGAGTCATATATCACCTTGAGTTTTGACTTGTTAAGATTTAACTCGATTCCTTCTTTTATCAGTATCTCTCGAGGGTAACACAAAGCATATTCACCACGGGGCAGAACTACAGCTGTATAGTTGTTATCATAAGCATACTGTAAAGCATTGTTGATACCTTGTATGTTCTTGTCAGCTTGAATGAAATCTGCATCGGTGTAAGGCTTTGGGGGAATTCCTTGTTTGATGCCATACAAATCGAGGTTAACTAAGTAATTCATTCACATCACGCTCCTTATAGTTTTGAGCTTTTCGCTCTCTTATTATTTCTCTATTTCCTATAAGGTTCCCTCTAAGTTTTGTACATCAAAAAAGGACAGCAATTTCTGCATGCCCTCTTTAAAACTCATATTTTGTAACTTTTGCGCCAAACTGTTTGACTACTTCCTCACGTTGTGGTTCTTGAAGGTATCCTATTCCCGGCAAGAATATACCCTCGAAAGTAGTTCCTTCGCCACCTTGCCTTCCTTTATTAAGTGAAATCTGAAAGCGTCCATCACATGAGTCGAAAGCGATAAGTAAGAAAGCATCTTCGAGTAACGCTGTTGTCTTTTTAACTTCATTACGTCCGGGAAGTCTAAGTATTCTTTCTCCGCTATCGTCTTTGTCGTCTTTGACTTCTTCAGCTTGCGTAATTGCAAATATGACGGTGTCTGTACTACCTGCAACCCTATTGAGTAATTGACTTGTAGCTGTTGCCGCCCCTCCTGTAGTTTTATCTCTGTTGTACTCGTAATCAAGGAGATAGAACGGGTCAACAACAACAATGTCAGCTTTCGTTTTGAGTATATCCGACTCCAGAGCCTTAACTGATCTATCATGAAAGTCTCTGTCTGTCTTGCCACGGATAGTGATACTTCCCGAGATATACTCATTAAGGTTTCCGAGAAAGTTTCTGAATTCTTCTTCATCGTTTTCAGATAGTTTACCTCTGATAAGGTCGTTACTTTGAAACCCTGCAATGTATTCAGCTCCTCCAATGTTTTGCTTTTTAAGTTTTGCATTTCCTGAGATAAATGAATACGCTCTAGAGATTACCTCGAAAGTTGACATCTCCATAGACCAAATCAATACGTTTGCTCCGTTGAATTGTGCTTGATAGCATGCTTCATCTAAAGTAACTGCTGATTTACCTCTACCGGAACGACCGTACCATGTGTACATATTACCTGTGATCCAATTCCCAATAGCATCTCTCATGGATTTATGCTTAGGAGCAAAGCTTCGGAAGCTCTTACCTGCCTTACGAGTGTCATACTCTTCTAGATACTTAGAAAAGTCGGTCGCAAGATTTGTACCTACATGTTGACGAGGAGCAGTAACTTTATTGATTGAATCAATTCCTTCTAAGAGAGAGCTTGTCCATTCGTCTACATCTCCTTTTCCCCAATTGTCAACATGTTTATTCATGAAAGTTTCAATCTCACGAGATTTTCTTTTTCTTTTTGCTGTATTGATAAGATACTCTAAAGAGTCCTGGACGTCTTCACGGTAGTTGAATCCCGGTACTTCACCCATAAGAGTTCGCCAATCCGGATTCTCTCCGTATCTGTCTATGTATCTAAGTAGGAAACTATATGCTTCCTTCTCCGTATCTGTTTGGAAATCTTCTAGATCAAGACCTAGCTTTTTAGCCTCAATGTCACTATTCTTATTGTCAAGCATTTTAGATAAAATCATTTCCCCACTGAATAAACTCATGTGTTAATCCTCCTAGTTTGTTACTTATACATTTAAGTTATTTCTGCTTTTCCGTCAAGATTCATCTCTTTCGTTTTTTAAGATGACACCACGTTTGCTTTCCCCTAAGAATTTATACTCTCCAGTGTATCTTCTGATTCTATCGTACAAGCGTTGGTCATATATGTCAAGCATTTCCTTCATAGGTAAGTTTGAAGTGTAAATACTTGTAAGGTTCTCCCCTGTACGGTGGTTCACTAAGTTGTGTATATCTGTTCGGAATGCATCTGAAGCATCTCGAATTGCCATCTCATCGAAGACAACAAACCTAGACTTTTTAGCTTTCGAGATACGTCGATAATACTCACGAGAAGCATCTTCAGCAATCTCACGAGGTGTATTACCTCTATTTGCTTTCAAGTATAAATCCTGCAAAGCAGGCATGTCCAAGAAAAATATAGGATCAACAAATGAGCCGGGTTCTTCTTTGAGTACACTTCGGAGATAAGAATACATTAAGAATTCATTGAGAAGCATCGAAGCGGTTTCCGTCTTTCCAGTACCCGTCTCTTTAGAGTAAAAGAATAAATCTTTCAAGCGTTCCTCTGTAGTGTTTCTTACAGAGTTGAAAGCTTTCTTAAAAGTTGTCATGTATCTTCCGAGGTCTTTATAAATGTCAGCTTGGTCTTTGCGACACCTAGCAGTCTCATATGTAGTTTGTCTATACTCCGAAGGCAGTAAGGCATCCCCTTGCTTTCCTCCACGGTTATTGAGTCCGTGAAGGCTTATAAAAGCAGGACACGGAGAGTTGCACGTTTTAGCTTTATCACATGAGTTTCTTAAATTACATTCTTT